AGGTGCTTAGCTGCACCATCTGGACGGGCGCCGTCCCCGCCGGGGTCATCGCGGGCGGCTACTCGCAGGCGCAGAACGACGCCGACAAGACCGACTTCGAGACCAACTTCAAGCCGTATGCGAACCGCTCGATCGATGCGGTTCCGTCTCGCATCTTCGCGACGATCATCAAGGCGGTCATCGGCGGCGGGCAGACGCTCGCGGTGGACGGCAGCGTGACGCCGGTTGTCTTCGAGTACAACCCGGCGGCGGGCTTCGACGTTGAGGTGACAGCGCTCTCGCTTCTCTTCGAGGACACGACCGCCTTCCTCTTCGGGAACAAGTTCATCCTCACCGGCCTGAACACGCTCGCTAACGGGCTCCTCCTCGAAGTGAAGGCGGGCGGCGAGGCGGCGGTCACATGGCAGAACATGAAGCGGACGCGCGACCTCGTTGAGATCTCGTCCGACTTCAACATCGTCACTGGCACCACGAATCACTTCCGCGCGAAGATCCACCTCCCTCGACCGATCCGCCTCGCGCGCGCGGGAACGTTTGGGACGGCCGACTTCATCCGGCTCACCGTGCGCGACAACTTGACAACGTTCGACGCCGCGGAAGCGCATATCCAAGGCGTGAAGCTATGAGTCTCGTCGCGTGGGCGCCTACGATGACCGCCGCATCCCTCGATCTCACGATTGAGCGTGAGGGTGTTGGCGGCGTCACCGGGCTCACGCCATCCGTGGCGCTCCGCAATGCGGCCACGCTCGGGAGCTACTTCGACTTCGGCGATTCGACATTCAAGACGGTCGGGTGGGCAACGAAGTATTCGGCGATGGTCGAGGTGGAGCGGGGACACTACCGACGCGCGCTCAACCTCACCGCGATCCCCGCCATCACCGAGGGCATGGCGCTCGTCGCCGAGTACCACGTCGACAACGGCGCCGGCATCATCGGCGACGATCACGACATCATCACCGTGGCCGATGCCACGGCTATCGCGAACGCCGTTTGGGACGCGCCGCTTGTCGATCATCAAGACGCGGGCAGCACGGGCGAGGCGCTCGGCATTGCCGAAGGCGACATCGTGAAGGCCACCGGCATCCCGCCGTGACCGTGGTAGGGTAAAGCCATGTCGGCGCTCGCTCGTGGACAGACTTCCAACTGCGCGAACCCCGCGCTCGATGTGTTCATCACGGTGAACGGCGTCCTCACGGATGTCTTCTCGCTTGAGTTCCAGATCTTCGAGCTTGTGACGAACCCGCTCGTCCCGACGCAGGTCTATCCCGTCTCGGGGCGGCAAGCGGTCAACGTCGGCATCACTTGCCCCACCGCGCTCGCCGGTCGCGTGAGTGTCGGTCGCTACTTCGCGACGTGGGCCGTGCCGCTCGCCGAACTCATCGGCTCGCACCGCATCAAGTGGTTCTTCAAGGTCTCCGCGCTCTCGTCGGAGATCGTTTTTCAAGAGGACTTCGAGGTACTGCCGGACGGCAGCGCATCCGCCGACGATGGGTACGTTTCGGTCGCGGAGATGCGCGACGAGGGTGTGCCCGCCACGGTGTCAGACGAGTATCTGCAAAAGCGGATCGTGCTCGCCTCGCGCTTCGTCGAAGCCGCCACGAAGCGCTTCTTCCTCCCCCGCCCGCTCACCATCAAGGTCGACGGCAAGGGTGGGACGAAGATCTTGCTAAGCGATCCCATCATCTCGATCTCAGAGGTGCTCTTCGATACGACGCCATGGGCACCGAGCGCCACGCTTGTCGACATGGATCTCGTGCGTGTCTACAACCGCCACCTCACGCAAGGCTTGCTCTCGCCCGACGATCGGAACAACCCGAAGATCGAACTCTTCCACCCGGCCGAGATGCTTCAGCACTACGGCACCGCCCGCACTTGGTCGCGCCTCGTGTTCCCGCCCGGCCAACAGAACGTGACGATCACCGGCGTCTTCGGCTACACCGACCCGGACTCATCCGCGCAGGGCAAGACGCCCGACCTCATCAAGCACGTCACGAAGCTCCTCGTGATGCGGGAGATCGACAAGATCGCGCGCACCGCTTCGCGCTTCGACCGGCATGTTCGTCACCGCCTCACGAGTGAGCGCACGCGCGATCAAGCGTACACGCTCGACCCGCTCGGCACCGCCCGCGGCTTCTTCACGGGCGACCCCGAGATCGACAACCTCCTCGCCTACTTCATGCGTCCCCCCGCGCTCGGGGCGGCGTGACATGCGCGGCCGGCTCATCAACCCGTTCAAGGTGCTCATCGCGCGCATCGGCACGGACCTCACCGCCGCCGATCCCGATGGTATCGGCCCGCTCGTGAGCGGCTACGACAACGTCTTCCGCGAACCCATCCCCAATCTCCCGGGCGCCGTCGTCCGCGCCGCGTTGGAGCTTCCGGCCATCCTCATCCCGTGTCAGTTCGAGCCCGAAGACACCTTCGAGCAACTCGAACAGCAAGCGCCGGGCAACGACACCAAGACGAAGATCAAGGTGTGCTTTCACTTCATCGATCTCGAAGAGATGGGCCTCGTGGATGCGGTCACCGGCGAGGCACTCCTTCGCATCGACGATCGTCTCGTCTCCGTCCACCGCTTCGAGGATGACGCGCTCATCCAACGCGCCGGACTTCAAGAGGGCTTCTACTGCACCGAGGCTCAGCCTCGTTCGTTCGGGCTCTCGGGCGGCGAGCGGAACCTTCTGCTCTGCACGTACGAGGCGCGCGACTCAACGTTCAAGGGTGGCGGCGGATGATCGTCGCCAAGCTCATCGGTGATTGGAAGCTCGCGCAGAAGGTGCTTAGCGCCGCGCCCGCGGCATTCGACCGCGCGCTCAAGGCCGCCATCCGGCACGAGGCGGAGAAGATCGCCGGCCTCATCCGAACGAAGATCGCGAGCAACGTCCCACCGCCGAACGCCGCATCCACCGTCAAGGGCAAGGGCTCGTCGAAGACGCTCATCGAGTCGGCCAAGATGCGCAACAGCGTTCAGGTGGTTTGGAACGGGAAGTTCGACGCCTTCATCGGCATCCCCACGAAGGCGCGCAAGAGCACCGCGAACCTCGCCGACATCCACGAGAACGGGCGCATCATCGTCCAACAGATGACGGACAAGCAGCGGAAGTTTCTCCATGTGAAGCTCGGCGGTGGCGGTGGCGGTGGTGGCACCGGCGTCATCGTGATCCACATCCCCGCGCGCCCCTTCATCAAGCCCGTTTTTGCGGCGTATAAAGGGGACGCGAAACAGACCTTCATCGGTGTGCTCTCGAACGAACTCGGCTCGTGGGCGAAAAGCGGAACATGAGCGTCCCGACCATCACGAAGATCTCACTCGTCAACGGCCCCACGGGCGGGCGCCGCATCGTCAAGATATGGGGCGGGGGCTTTCAACTCTCGCCCGGCCCAACCACGAGCGGCGTTACCCCCGCGCGGAAGCCGAGTGTCGAGGTGCTCTTCGGCACGGTGCCGGCGCGTGAGGTGCGCGTGCTCGCGGATTCCTACCTGCACGTCGTGACGCCGATCCACGACCCCGGCACGGTGAGCATCACCATCCGCAACATCGACCAAGATGGGGTGCTTGTTCCCGGCGAGATCGTCACGAAGGCCGCCGCGTACACCTTCGAGCGCCCGACGATCGGCACCGGCGAACCAGGGAAGCAAAGCAACCTCGCGCGGCTCGTGCGCACCTTGGTCGAGGAACTGCGCCGGCAGATCCTCCCGAACGTCGTGCTCACGACGCACACCGACTACGACGACACGCCGGACGGCGCGAACATCGCCGCGCTCGCGGACATCCCCGGGCTCGTCCTCGCGGGACCGACGCTTCGCTTGAATCGCTTCTACAACTCGAACCAAGCGCGCACCGCGGTCGACGGGATCGGGGACACCTATGAGCAACGACCGTCGCGCACGGTGGACGTGATCTTCACGCTCATCGGCGTCGACGAACTCATGGCGCGCGAACTCGATCTTGTGCATGAATGCACGGCGTTCTTCCTCCGTAACACCGTGCTCCGCATGCTCCGCAACCCCGCCATCGCCGGGGATTATGTCGAATATGAGCTAGAGATCGACGAAGGTGGGGACTTCAAGTCGGCCGGAACCGCCAACAACTCGAACATCCGCGCCTTCTCTGGTAGCTTCCTCGTTCGTGGCCTCGACATCGATGACGCAGACATGAGCACGGTGCTTACCTCCCCGATCTCTGACGTGCTACCGGGGTCTCCGGGGCACGAAGTCGGTGGTGTTGCCGACCCCACCGCGGACGTTATCGGCGTGCCGTCCAGCGTCTACCTCGATGGCTCCACCGCCGCGGACGCCACCTCCCCCGCGGGGCATATTGCCCAACTTCCCCCGAAGGATTGAACATGCCCAAGATCGCTAACCGCACCAAGCAGATCCAAGTCTTCAACGTCCCGTGCCGCATCGGCTGCAACGGCGAGGGGTGCCTTTGCACCGAGGTGACGATCCAACTTGCTGCGGTGGACGCGGACGGCACCCGGGGCGTGCGCGTCATCGACCGACGCCTGCCGGGATCGGTAACGTTCCTCGCCGGGGAAAACCGCGAAGTTCCGGCGTTCGTCGCCTCTTCGCCAGACGTGAAACGCGCCATCGACCGCGGGGCGCTTCGGCTGCTATAGGATTAGCGACGGCCCTCTACTTGCCGAGGAGTGATATTCCATGAGTTCGCAACTACTCGCATCGAAGATCATCATCGTCGAGGAAGAGCCGCGCGTTCGCACCATCGCCGGTGTCCAGACCGCGATCACCGGCTTCCTCGGCATCACCCAACGCGGGCCGCTCGGTGTGGCAACGGTCGTCAACAGCGTTGACGAGTACGACGCGATCTTCGGCGGGTACACCGCGGACGGCGACGTTCGACAGGCCGTCGATGGATTCTTCCAGAACGGAGGATCGACCGCGTACATCGTTCGGACGGCGCACTACACCGACGTCACCGATCCGACCACGACCACGACGGCGAAGGCCACGGTGTCGCTCCTCACGGGTGCCGTCGCGGCATTCGGCGGAAGCGTCACCGGCACGAACATCGCGCCCTTCAACTTCGAGCCGGGCGACACGCTCATCGTCGACACCGACGCTATCGCGCCGACGACCACCACCTTCCTCGCAACCGCGGCGGCGCGCGAGACCACGAACAGCGAGGCCACCCCGTTCGCGCTCGCGGACCTCGATGTCCTCACGGTCAAGATCGACGGCGGGGCGGTTCAATCGATCACCTTCCCCACGGCGGCGTTCGTCGCCATCGCCACCGCAACGGCGGAAGAAGTCGCCGCGGTCATCAACGCGGCGCTTTCCGGCGCGAGTGCGTCGGCTACGTCCGGCGGGACGAAGGTGACGATCACCTCCGACAAGCGCGGCACGGGCTCGTCGGTCGAAGTGACGGGCGGCACGGCGAACGCGGCCGGCAAGCTCAACTTCTCGATCGCGGTTATCTCTGGCACGGGCAACGTCGCGAACATCGACGCGGTGACCGTCGCGGAGATCAAGACGGCCGTGGAGCTTGCAGTCGCGGGCGTGACGGTCTCGAACGTCGGCGGCGCGGTCAAGATCCTCCGCAACACCACGGGCGCGGGCGCCACGGTGCAGGTCACCGCCGCTTCAACCGTCGACGTGATCCTCGGCATCGACAACGCGATCCACATCGGCTCAACGGGCGCCTCGATCGCCACGCTTCGCCTCGATGGCAAGACGCCGGGCACCTACGCGCACGTCCTCAAGGGCAAGATCCTCGCGGCAACGAGCGGCAACGCAGCGGAGTTCAATCTCCAGGTGCTCAAGAACGGACTCATCGTGGAGACGTTCACGAACCTCTCGATGGATGACTCGCTCACGAACTACGTTGAGACGGTCGTGAACAACGCGACCACGGGCTCCAACCTCGTCACCGCGGTCGACCTCGATGCGGGTACCGGGGCGGCTTCTACCGATCGCCCCGTGAACGTCACCTCGGCCTTCCTCGCGGGTGGCAACGACGGCCTCACGAGCCTCGGTGATGCCGACTTCACGGGCGCGTCGGGCACGCTCGGCAAGACCGGCATCCGCGCGTTCGACCTCATCCAAGACCTCTCGCTTCTCGCGCTCCCCGGTCGCGCGACCTCGGCCGTCCACAACGCGATGATCACCTATTGCGAGGTGACGCGGGACATGAGTGTGTTCGCGATCCTCGACCCGCCCGCGGCGCAATCCGCGACGGGGATCATCACCTACTTCGAGAGCACCGCGGCCGTGCTCGGCCTCTCCGAGTTCGCGGCGGCGTACTGGCCTCGCATCAAGGTGCTCAACCCCGCGAAGTCGATCTTCGGCAACGAAGACCAGATCGTCGCTCCGCCTTCCGGCCACATCGCGGGCGTCTACGCTCGCACCGATGGGAAGAAGCCGGGCGGCATCTTCGAGTTCCCCGCGGGCGTCGACAACGGCGTGCTCTTCGGGTGCCTCGGCTTCGAGACCGACGAGGTTCTCGAAGAGGAGAAGCGCGATCTCGTCTACCCGAAGCGCATCAACCCGCTCACCACGATCCCCGGCTCGCCGCGGTACATCGACGGCTCGCGCACGCTCAAGGGCGGCGGGAACTTCCCGTCCGTCGCGGAGCGCCGGGGCGCGATCTTCATCGAGCAGTCGGTGAAGACCGGGCTCCAGTTCGCGCGCCATAAGAAGAACACCGAGGAGCTTCGCGCCACGGTGAGCCGCACGGTGGAGGCGTTCCTCCTCGTGCAGATGAAGAACGGCGCCTTCCGAACGAACGATCCGGCGACGGCCTTCTTCGTCGACTTCGGCGAGGGCTTGAACCCGGCCTCGGTGCAGTTCGCCGGCAAGCTAGTCGGGCGCATCGGCATCGCAACCGCGAAGCCGGCCGAGTACATCGTGACTCGCTTCTCGCAGGACACGCGCGCACTCGAAGAGGAGCTTGCCGCCTGATAGCGGTAGGAGAAAGACCCCATGCCTACCGTCATCGGAAAGTCCCGCTCGTTTCACAAAAAGTTCAAGTTCATCGTTGAGGTGGACTCGTTCGGTTCGAGCGCTTGGCAGAAGTGCGGCGAACTCTCGTCGGAGATCGCGAAGGTCGAGCAATGGGAGGGCGGCGCGCTCATCCCGAACAAGTCACCCGGTCGCATGACGTTCGCG